TGTGTATAGCACAACTGGCGTAAAGTTTAGAATACATAGATCAGAGCAAGTTGCTAAAAACACAGCAAATAAAGAATTAGGTAAGAAAAACAAATCTTTAAACAGAGCTAGAATAAAAGATCAAGCTATATATCAAATAAACAAGGTAGATAAAGAAAGAAAAGGTATTACTGTTTTAGATTTTGATGATACTGTAGCTATATCAGATAGCAGAGTAATAGTCAAACTAAATGGCAAAACATTTAAAATAACACCAGCTGAGTTTGCACTTAAATCTGCAAACCTAGAATCACAAGGAGCTACGTTTGATTTTGTAGAGTTTAACCAAGTTGTTAAAGGTAGAAAAGGTCCATTGTTTGATTTAGCACTTAAAAGACAAGCTAAATTTGGTAATCAAGATATTTTTATATTAACAGCAAGGCCACAAGCATCAGCGTTAGCAATACAACAATTTGCTAAAGGTTTAGGACTAAACTTAAAGCTAGAAAATATAACTGGCTTAGAAAACGGTACGGCTGAAGCAAAAGCTGACTGGATAACAGGTAAAGTTGCTGAGGGTTATAATGATTTTTATTTTGCAGATGATGCTATTAAAAATGTTGAAGCTGTACAAAAAGTTTTAGATGTTGCTGATGTTAAGTCTGATGTTCAACAAGCAAAAATGAATAAAGCTTTAGGTAACAGATTTAATGAGATATTAGAACAAACAAAAGGTATAAGATCTGAAACTAGATTTTCTGATGCTGCAGCTAAAGCAAGAGGTGCTTTTAAAGGTAGATGGAATATAATAATAGAGCCTTCCGCAGAAGACTTTGCTGGTTTACTATATCAGTTTATGGGTAAAGGCAAACAAGGTGAGCAACACAAACAGTTTTTTGAAGAAAACTTAATAAGACCACTTGCTAGAGGTATTAACGCATTAAATGCTGCTAAACAAGCTTTACGTAATGATTATGAGTTTTTAAAGAAACAATATAAAGATGTTTCTAACAGTTTGAAAAAAGATAGTGGTTACAATATGTTTACAAACGACGTTGCTGTAAGAGTTTATATGTGGACAAAAGGTGGTCAAAAAATACCAGGTTTATCAAAAACAGATGTTAAAGCTTTAGTTAAGATAGTTAATAGTAATCCTGATATGAAAGAATATGCTGATAATCTTATAAGGATAACTAAGTTAAAAGAAGGTTGGCCAGCTCCACAAGCAGACTGGTTAGGTAGTAGCATAGGTTTAGATATAACAGAAATAAATCAGTATTTAAAAAGATCTGAATATTTACAAGAATTTATTGATAATAAAAATATCATACTTTCTCCAGAAAATATGAACAAAATAGAAGCTTTATATGGTAGTGATTTTAGAGAAGCATTAGAAGATATTTTATATAGAATTGAAAAAGGTACTAATAGAAACTTTGGTAACAATAGACTAGTAAATAACTTTATGAACTGGGTTAATAGTGCTACTGGTACTATAATGTTCTTAAACACTAGATCAGCTGTGTTACAGACAATATCTTTTACAAACTTTGTAAACTATAGTGACAATAACATGTTAGCAGCTGGAGCAGCTTTTGCTAATCAAAAACAGTTTTGGAAAGACTTTGGCTTTATATTTAACTCAGACTTTTTAAAACAAAGAAGAGGTGGTATGCAGCAAGATGTTAACTGGCAAGAAATAGCTGATGCTGTAAAAGGATCTCGTAATCCAGTTAGAAGAGCAATATCATTATTATTAGAAAAAGGATTTTTACCTACGCAAATGGCAGATAGTTTTGCTATTGCTTTAGGTGGTGCTAGTTTATATAGAAATAGAACTAACACATATATTAAACAAGGTATGTCAAGAAAAGAAGCAGAACAAAAAGCTTTTATTGATATGCAAGAAGTTGCAGAAACTACACAGCAATCAGGTAGACCAGATGTTATATCACAAGAGCAAGCAAGTCCGCTTGGTAGAGTTCTACTAGCATTTAACAACGTTACAATGCAGTATAATAGAAAATCTAAGAAAGAGTTTTTAGATCTTATAAATAACAGAAGAGTTTACGATCCTGTTACAGGCGAGTATCATAGCTTAGCAAAAAGTAGAATAATACAAATGAGTAGAATAACATATTATATGGGTATGCAGAATATATTATTCCATAGTATGCAACAAGCGTTGTTTGCAATGTTATTTGACGATGATGAAACAGAAGAAAAAGAAAAACAAAGATATGCTGGTATAGCTAATGGTATGGCTGATTCAATATTAAGAGGTAGTGGTATAAAAGGAGCTATAATAGCTACGTTAAAAAACATGGTACTTAAGTTTAAAAAAGAAAATGAAAAACCAGGTGGAAGAGCAGATTATGCTTATGTGTTAATAGAAGGTATTAATGTTTCACCACCACTTGGTAGTAAAGCTAGAAAAACATATTCTGCTTTAACTACTTACAAGTTTAACAAAAAAGAAATACTTGAAAAAAGTTTATTAGATCCTACTAGTCCTATAATGGAAGCGTATGCTAATGTAATATCAGCTGCAACAAATGTACCTACTGATAGAGTATACCAAAAAATAGAAAGCTTTGATCAAATACTAAATTCAGAAGCTGAATCTTGGCAAAGAATAGCTTTAGCTTTAGGTTGGAGAGACTGGCAGCTTAACATACAAGATGATGACACTACAAGTGGAAAATCAAAGAAAAAGACAAAAAGTTCTTCAACTAGAAGAAAAAGAATTAATTAATATAAAAAACAAGTGATTACATAAGATATAACAACTTTACTCGACATGAAACAACTATTTACAATATTAGCATTATTTATAACGTTCAACGTAAGTGGACAAAACTTTTTCAAAGAAGTTTACAAAGACTTTTTAAAATATGGTACGTTTTATGCTGCTGGTAACATTGAAAATGCACAAGCAGTACAACCAAACTATTTCATACGTACTAATCCCGACGACTTTTATGGCATACCTCAAGTAGAGGATAGAGCACAGTATCATCCATTTAACTATAGATATGGCTTTGGTATACGTAAATTAGCTAGGTTTGATTACGAAGTAAAGCCAGGTAATTTTTGGACAGGTAATAACAAAGTAGAAAAACAAGTTGGTTTATCAGCACCCACATCAGCTGTACAAGGTTTAGAGTATATGCTGCATTGGGAAAAAGAAAGATTTAATGGTAATGAGTTTGATAACAAAAGACTATTCATAAGACATACTGGTGATTATCATATAGCTAAGTTTGAAGCTAGAGAAACTGGTAAAATAGATTTTGAATACATGTCTGGTGAATTAAGAGCCAGGTTACCTATTGGTAACAAATTTAGTATATCTGCTGGTGCAATATACAGAACACACCAACGTCCTTACGGTTATAATCCTGTAGAAATATGGTTAAATGAAATGGATGAAGATGGTAATGCAGCAAATCCATGGTATACATTAGGTTTTGAATATGGTTACGATGACTGGTACTACGCGTCTAATGATGAAAATGGTAATTCATTTTATGATTGGTATTGGACTAATCCTCAAGGTGATATTGTAGCTTGGACAGATGCACAGTTTAGAGATCTTATAATGCCTGGACTGTTGAATAGATATAATCAAGAAGCATGGGCTGAACTAGATGCTTTCGCTGAGATTGCACCTATTGTCGGTTTTGACTTTTATCACTATAAAAATAACTTCTGGCTTCATGCGTATGGTAGCTGGATATTACCATACCATAAATACGTACAAGGTAATGAAGATTTTAGTTACCTACACAGAAATAGCTGGGGTAAAGGTGGACACAACGATTTGCTTGATGGTGAGCAATGGAGTGATTATCAAGCTGGTTTAGTATTTGGAGTTAAAGTTAGCAAATCAATTGGTTTGTTTGTTGAAGGTGAATATACTAAATTCTGGGACTCAGAAATGTTCAACTCAAATTTTGGAATTAACTATACATTTAGATAATCATGGCAAAACAAATAGGCGAAGAAACTAAGGTAACACTAGATTTAAAAACATTAGGGCTAATAGGAGCAGGCGTATTTAGCTTAGCTGCTATGTGGTTTGCTTTACAAGCAGATATAGCTCTTGCAAAAGAATTACCTGAGCCTGTAATTGATAGAATAGAGTATGATCTGAAAGACGAGTTGATACGTCAGACAATTTTAGATACACAAGAAGATGTTGAGGCTATGAGAGAGCAACTAGATAAAATCGACGAAAGATTATACGAACTACAAAAGAAATAAACATGAAATACTTGATTTTAATTTTACTACCACTTATATCATATGGTCAATCAGATGTACCAGAAAAATACTGGATAGATGATAGTAATTTTGAAGATAAAATAAAAGAACATAAAGCGTTTGGTGATGATCAATCATTACCAGTAGTAGTTGAGTTTTGGGCTAAGTTTAATGAAGTAAATTGTTTTCCTGACTGGAATAAACTAGAAAATGCTACATACTATAGAGTTGATATAGCTAAAGCTCCAGAAGCAAAAAAGAAATACAGGGTCCGTATGGCACCTACAATTATTATATTTAAGAGTGGCATAAAAGAAACAGTGTTTAAAGCAGGCTTAGACCTTGAATTACCTGCTGACCTAAAAGAAATTCAAGAAAGTATTAACGAAGTTAATCAAGCTTCTAAATTTTAATAATATGTGTGAATTATGTGGAGGTCACTGTGGCCTTTGTTAAAATAATAAATGATGGAAAGATTAAGCAAACACGTCAGTTATAAAGAAGGTATACATAGTATAACTGCTTTAAGGCTAGGTTTAAAAAATGATCCCTCTGATGTTCATTTAGCCAACATGAGGCTTATATCAGAAAAAGTATTTGAACCTCTTAGAATGCACGTGGGTGGTCCTATAAAGATAAATTCGTTTTATCGTGGACCAGAACTTAATAAAGCAATCGGTGGATCGTCAAAATCACAGCATTGTCACGGACAAGCTATGGATATTGATGATACATTTGGGCACATGTCTAATGCAGATATGTATAAGTGGATTAAAGAAAATTTAGATTATGACCAGATGATATGGGAGTTTGGTACAGATCTTAATCCTGACTGGGTACACGTTAGTTACGTGTCGCCAGAAAGTAATAGAAACAGATGTTTAAAAGCTTATCGTGAAAACGGTAAAACTAAATATATGGTAATATAATGGCAGAACCAAGGAGAACAATAGGTAAAGGTGGTAATTTCCGTACAACAAAATCAGGTGCGGGTATGACCAAAAAAGGCGTACGAGAGTACAGACGTAAAAACCCTGGTAGTAAACTAAAAACTGCTGTAACTAATTGTAAAGTAAAAGCAGGCACTAAAGCTTACAAAAGACAAAAAGCATTTTGTAGTAGATCAAGGAGTTGGAAAGGTGAAAGAGGTAGAGCTGCTAGAAAAAGATGGTGCTGCAGTAGATTTTAATAATATGATAAGAAGAAATCCAAAAGGTTTAGGTGATTCTATTGAAAATTTTACAACAAAGACTGGTGTAAAATCTATGGTCGATAGAGTATCTAAAGGTTTAAATATACCCTGTGGTTGTGAAGGAAGACGTAAAGCTATGAACGCTTTGTTTCCTTACTCACGTGGAGGTAAAAAAAGATAATATGACAGACGAACAAAGAGACTTAGGTAGATTTATATCAGTAACATTATTACTATTAATATTGTTACTAGCTATTATAACAAGTTGTTCACCTTATTATTATCAAAGTAAAGGACCAAAAGTAACACATGTATTAGCTTTAACTGAAGAAGGTGATACATTAAAAATACCTATTAAAGATATAAAACCAAATGTAATATATAACGTAGTGGGATATGATTGGTATAGACCATATAGTGGCTGGTACACTAGATGGGATGCTCCATATTATCACCCACATTTGTATAACCCACCTAAACCTATAAATAATGGTAATAGCAGCTTTAATAATAACAGTTCTAACAATACGCCAATTAATACGCCACCTACGATCAAACCAGGAGGATCAGTTATAACGCCTCCACCTACACCAGTTAATCCTAGAAAAAAGAATTAATATGTGGACATTATTTAAAGATAAAAACGACATTAACGAAAAAAATATAGTAGGCTTTGCATCATTTGTAGTTATGGTATGTTTTGCTGTAGCTGATTTATGTACAAGTCTTTTTGCAGACAAAGATCTTATTATAAATGAAGTTGTTTACAACTCGTTTGTATGGGTTACTTTAGGATGCTTTGGTATAAGTTCAATCGAAAAATTTAAAGGCAATGGGAAAAATTAGTCCAGCTTGTAAAGCTGCAGCAAAAAAGAAATTTAAAGTATGGCCTAGTGCATACGCTTCAGGTTGGGGTGTAAGATGTACTAAAAAAGGTGGACCAGGTAAAATGGGTAAAGGTGGCAAAAAGTAAAAAGAAAGGCAGATGTTGGCCAGGCTATAGAGCAGTGAAAGGTAAAAAACCTTATTCACCAGGTAGTTGTAAAAAAATTAAAAGAAGAAAATAATGGGATATGCAAGTGCAGCTCAACGTAAAGCAGTTTGGGCAAGTAAAAACGAAAAGAAAGCAGCTAGAAAGAAAAAAAGAAAAGCTAGAAAAACTAGAAGAAAGAAGAAGTAATGGCGTTTAAATTAAAACCATTTAACATGTTGTTAAATTTACATCCTAGTTCTAATAAGCTAGACAACGTAATAAAACTTGTTGATGCTCCAAAAAAAGTATGGGGTTATATTGATGAGAATAAAACGATTCATGTTAATAAAGATATTACACCAAAACAAATGGCTAGAACAATAGCACACGAACAAGTTCATAAACAACAAATGAACGAAGGTAGGTTAGAGTTTAGTAGCTTAACGTATAAGTGGAGACCTAAAAGAGGTGGTAAACAATACGTTATACCAACAAAATTTATTAATACAAAAAGCAGAAAACTTCCATGGGAAGTAGAAGCTGAAAAAAAAGGATAATTATGAAAAAACATAAAATGTATTGCAAAGATGGATCTGTTCACACTGTAAGTAGTGTTAAAAAACATAAAGCGCTTATGAAAAAAGGTTGTGGACATAAACCTATTAAAAATGCCAAAAAGTAAAATAAAAGGCGGAGGAACTAAAAAAGTCTGTTTACCATACAATAAATATAAAAGTATGAGTAAAGCTGAAAGGCAAAAAGTTATCCGAGCTAAACGTGCTGCCGCAGCCCAAGGTAAGTACAAAAGATCTAGTAAGTCTAATGTAAAAGGCGCTAGAAAGAAAGGAGCCACTCTACGTGACTGGTTCCAAAAAGAACGATGGGTTAATATTGCCAATGGCAAGCCATGTGGTGCTAAATGAAGTTCTTTGATTTAAATAATAACGGAAAATATGATTGGTGGGAATATATATTACCGATCGTAATAATATTAGTTATTGAAGTTGTGGCTGAGATTATAGCTAAATTTTTGATACCTTAGTTTTTCTAGGTATTGAAGATATTATCTTCTCACCTTTCATCCAGCCATCATATTTAACAATCTCCTTTTTTAAATTTCCTAAAACATACCAGTGACAGAAACCTCTGTCAACTAGCTTTTGAACGTATTTTCTTTCCATATCACCATCGTGTGCTGGTCTATTTAATACGTATACAGGTAAATGCCAACTGTGAGGTCTACAGTTGCTTGTAAAACCTCTTTTATCTGTAGGTTTTATATTTGTTTTTTTAGCAAAAAAATCAAAACCTATTAAGTGTATATCTTTATATGTTTTTATTTTATCTATAAACCATAGCAAACTTATAAATCCTGCGCTAGGCCTATATTCATTATTGTCTAGCATGTCCTTATTAAATTCTTTTTTCATCAAATGAATAATTTCATTATCAGTAAACATTTGTGTATAAGGCATACCATCTGGTAAGTGCTCTTCTATTTTCCAGTCTTTTAATTTAAAATTTCCTCTACATCTATTTAAAAGTATTTTAGTATTTTTAAACTCTCCTGACTCAAAAGATTCTCTATGCTTATTAAACTCTGGTGCTCTAAATTGACCAGTAATCCATATGTCACATTTCTTACCTAATTTTTTTTGTTGTTTTTCATTGAGCGTTATAGCTCTACCAAATCTAACAACAATATCAAATCCGTCTATAAACTCAGCAAGATTATGTTTCATAATCTCTACCGAGTTACCGACGAATAATATTGATTTATTTTTTACAAATTGTTGTATATCCTCCACCATAGTTCAGAGTGTTCGCAGTCTTGGTATTCATCAAACCAAGGACCACCATTAGTATAATGTAAAGCATCTGCGTTGTCACATTTATTATGACCAACTAAACAATTCCAAGATTTAGGTATGCTAGCTATTTCGCTATCATCTACCCATTTAAGTTCATGTAAATCTGATGCTGATGCATTATCTAAATATTCTTTTGTAAGAACGTCTTTTAGTTTTTCACAATTAAAGATCATTAGACTTGACCAGTTTTTTCTTGGATAAGATTTGTTTTCTTTACCGTCCATTTTAACGTTATTAGCTTGGTAGTCACTATGTTTAACAACAGCAACTGTTTTATCACCAAGATATTTTTCAAGATCAGCTGGATTAGACTTAAACACAAAATCGTTATCACAAAACATAGCAATACCTTTATAATGTGTTAATAAAGGTACATAAAACCTAGTAAATGAAAACTCTGTTGATTCGTTTTTTAGATCTTTTCTACCATATACTTTTACTCTTTTTAAAGTTTTTTTGTCTAACCAATTAATCTTATGTCCTGATGGAAATTGTTTAATTGAGGCTTGACATACTAACGTAGCTTGTTTATATCTGCTATCGTGTCCTATAAATATTCTCATAATAGTTGTTTTAATATTTCTTCAAATTTATCTAGCTTTATCATATTAGAACCATCACTCCATGCTGCACTAGGATTTTCATGTACTTCAAAAAAGTAACCATCAACACCTACAGCTTTAGCGGCTCTTGCAATATGTATAGCATACTTAGGTTGACCTGCTGTTGTACTACCTGA